GGTAAAAACGCATTTGCTCCTCCTAAAGATGAAGTGCCAACAAAGAAAGGTTTTCCGAAAGTTACTGTTTTACCAGAAGATGATGTTCCCGATTGTTGTGGTGCGGTAGAAGTGCTACCTCCTGTTTGATAATTCTGTTCAGTTCTTGATTGAAATTCTGCTGTAAATCCTGCTTGCTGCACGTTCATATTCTGTGCAGTATTTGTAGTTTCTAAAATCAATTTAAATTTAAATCTTCTACCTTTAAAAGTACCATTTGCAAAATTATTAAACGATCCAAAACTTCCTGATGCTGTTTGTGATGTTGCAACTTGTATCTGACAGTTTGCTTCATCAGCTGCTGTACCATCAAAGTTGCCATTTAAAGCATACTGATCCCATAAAATTCCAGGTGAACCAGGTATTAAAGTTTCAATATCTTGACCAATAACAAAACCAACAGATCGTATTACTCTCCTTAAATCAAGAGAAAATACAGCACCTAAATCCAAAATATCTTTAAATGCATATTCTCCTGTTGCGTTTGTAGCTGGGTTAGTTAGTTGTAAAGCACTTGTTGTATTATTAAATGTTGTATTGGTTTTTGTACCTTGAAAGGCTGGACTATCTAAATCTTCTCGATCCTGCAATATAACTTGAGTATCAATTAAATCAGGAAGATCTTGAATAATACTTGTTTCTCCCGTACTGAAATTACCTTGGTCATCTTGAAACTTAAGAATGTATTCCCCTTCTAAAGATGGAACTACCACATCTGTTGTGTTTCCAGCTAATGCAGTAACTAAATCAACTGAATTTTGAAACGTACCACTACCATCTGTTAAGTTACTGTGCCTTACATATACTCTACCTCCGTGAAGAACGTCTGGATCTACAGTTTTTGTCCATCTAAGCCTTACCAACTTATTAGTAATAGGTTCCATAGATAGATTTTCAACATTCCCTGGTGGTGTTGTTTTACCGACAGCATTAAATGTCAAATCTGTTGATGTTGCTGAAAGTTCTAATGCAGCATTATAAGAAAAAACTTTAAATTCATATGCTCCTGCTTGTGTATTTAAAAGTTCAAAATCTGGTCTAAATACAATTTCACTTACCCAGTTAGTATTATTAAATCTGTATTGAACAAGATATTGACTTACACCTGTAACTGTTACCCAAGATAAAATTAGTTTAGTTACAGCAAGAGCATTAATTACAACGATTCTTTCAGATGCCTGTAAATTACCTGGTGGATCTTTTGGTTCGTTTAATAACGATATATTTCTTGCAGGTAAAGTTACTCCCTGTTCAATATTTGCATACTTACCAGCAACATAAGTCAAAGCAGATATTGAATAATTAATAGCATCTTTTTCTTCAACACTTATTACTCTAAAAGTTTGTCCAAGCAAAGTATCACTTTCTAACAACCAAATAGTATTTTCATTTGGAGTTGTTGATAATGCAGAACTTAAAGTAATTACAAGTCCTGAAATACTTGTTATAGATTTTGTTTCTACAGAACCATTTGGCATTATGACACTAATTTTTTGATTATTACCTGTAAAAGTATTTAAATCTTGATTATCATCAACAGTTATTTGAGTTGTTGTAGCAGCAGCAACTCTTCCTGATCGTCTTGCACCACCACGAACAGGATCGTTTATAGTTATAACAGATCCTGGTCTTACTATAGCTCCAGCATCCATAGAAGTAGAAAAATTCACTACCTCAGATTCTTGATTTTCGCTGAAGATTATTGCCCTCCCTAAACGCTGCGCTTGACCACGACTTGTACAGGCAAATGCTTTTACATCTTTTCTTACTATTCCAATTTTAGATTGCAACGCTGTATCTTCTACAAGTTCATAATCTATTTCTCTGCTATCCATATTAAAATAACTAACACTAACAACGGAATGTCTTTGTTTTAAACTAGATCCTGTGTAATTAAAACCTTCTGAAGTTACATTTGACAAACTAAATAAATAACTTGGATCTGTTGGTTTATCTTGAGTAATTGTTATAGAACCAGCAGACCATATAGCGATACACCTCATAACAGTTGCCAAGTCTTTTATTAAATCAAAAGCTTCTTTTGATGATTGAATATTTACATTGCAACTAAATCTTGCTTCCTGTCCTCCAAATCCATCGTCTACTTCTTCATTTGCATACCTACTGGCTGCTACAAAACTAAACAGATCAAGATTAGCGTCTGTAATATGAGTTCCAAATCCATACCTCTCAGTCGTAAGCAAGTCCAGAAGCACCATACTTGGGCAACTACACCATACAGCTGCCCCCATGGTTCCATTGAAAATATAGTTAGCTGGATATATTATTCTGCCTGTTGCATTATCAACCGTAGGAGTTCCAGATCCACTAGCTCCAGCACCCGGTATTCTTACCTTCACCCCACGAATACGAAAAGATCTTTTAGGTATAGAACTAAATTGTTCAGAATCTATCCTTAAACTGGTGTAAGCACTATTTGGATAAGTTTGTGCATCATCTATAATTTCTCCTAAACTTGTCCAAGTAAAAGCATCTATTAACTGAGAAGATGAGCTATCTGCTGTGACTCGTACAACTCTTATGTCAACAGGAAATGCTCCTGTAATATTTACTCTATATTCTTTTTGATAAGCATCAGCAGTTCTACCTGTAATAGTATCTGAAATTACGTCTGAGAAACCACCACTGTTATATTGAACTTGTATCTTCAGTTCAACAGTTGAACCAAGTAAATCTCCTTCATCGGTTGATTTTTGTAATTGCGGAAAAGTAATAGTTACTTTTACAGCATCAACATTTGTATTTGTTATCTGTCTAGTTACAGCAGATGACGCACTAACTACTACTCCTACTGCTGATGTTGATTCGCTACTTACTATGCCCGGTATAGATGTTTGATTTGCTGTACCAAATCTAGGAGTAAAACCTACACTTTGAAAATTAAAATCTGCATTGCTTGGGTTTGCAGAGTTAGCTGTAGATTGAAGTATAGGAGTTCCATCCAAAAATATATCTTTTAATGCAGCAGTATTATATGCAGTTGTTCCTTTTGTTCTGCCTTCTTTTGATGCAGTAGCAAAACCTTCTATTTCACCTTCTGATATGAGATCTTGAATTGTTGCAAACTGTCTACTGTTTAATGTATCAGGCGCACGATATGGAGGAGGAGGAGAGGGTGGTGGTCCACCAGAACCTTTAATAATTTTTTTTGTCATTGAGATACCACCTGATTTGTATCAATACCAGCCGAGATGACCACAGATCCAGTTACAATTTCTCCATAAACAATAGGATGGCTTGTTCCGGCCCTGCTAGTATTCTGCACCCCAGAAAAGTTAAAAGATATTCTTGGGTCATCTTCTGGACTTTCAGGTGTTGGTGCAGGGAATAACAGTTCATTAACACCATTTAAAACTAAACCAGCACCAATGGCACTAAGAGCAGTTCCTAGTCCTGAAAAAACAGTTCCAGTAACAGAACCGCCAAATAAACCTGTAGTTCCAAACAATCCAGCACCAGGGAATAAAAAACTAGCTCCTATCAATGCTGCGCCAAGCAAAATATTCCTAAACCCACCACCTCCAGCACCAGTTATAACAGGAACAATGTGTATATCGTCTTGACTTATAGGATTATGCAAGTCTTCTTTACTGACATCTTCTTTACCTACTAATACTTGGTAGTAATTATTTGCCATGTATGCCTCTAATTTTGGAAAGTTTGTTACAAGAAATCTTATTGCCTCTGCTGGATTTTTTATAACAGCTTCTAATTCTTTATGACCTACAAAGTCAGCTAATTTCCCATAAATTTTAACTTTTCTGAGCATAGCGATACCTCTTACCAGTACATTTTAACAACCATTCTGAATATGGCTCTTTACAAGATAGTCTATCTGCTAAATGATGTAAAACCATATCTCCCAGAAAAATAGCTACATGATTTAAAGTTGGATGCATTATTGACATTAATAATACATCTCCTATTTCTGGTGACTCATTATTTGCAAGTTCTCTAAAACCGGTATCTTTAGCATATTTTTCAAACAAAGGATTTTTTAAAAACTCTTCTGGTGTCATACTTCTATCGTAATCTATTAATTCAATTCCTTTTTCTTCTTTATACCAATCACGAACTAAGGACCAACAATCAGTTATACCCCAAACCCAAGGTCTACCACATAGTTCCGGTTTATATCCTTCTGGTCTTAATTCAGCCCATTGCTCTGTTTTTGGATTAACAATATGCCAAGGTAGTTTACTGTGTTCACAACTAATCCGATCAGCTTGACTAGGAGTAGGAGGTGTTGTTGGATGACTATGAACTATTGCAATAATTGTTCCTAAATTATCAGCTCTTACATAATCTTCTGGATTTAAAATAAACTCTTGATGACTTGTTATTGCTAAATTTTGACAAGGAAAATATCGTTGTTTACCTTTTACATTAAGCAAAAGACCAACTGCTTCTTTAGGATCTTGGTCTTTTGCATGAACCAATGCTTCATCTTTCCAATTCATTGATTAAACGTACCTATAGAAGGAAAAAGAGATCTGGTGCATTGACGTTTTGGCGATCTTATTCCAGCAAGATCAAAGACTGCTGCAAGTTCCCATGAGACAACTTCCCTGTTTTCTGCTTTTTTACGATCTATATAATAAATTTCTTGTGGAAATTCTGCATTTGGATCAGGAGTACCAAATGGGTTAGTAGCACCAGAAAAATTGGCTGCATCTAAAAATCTTGCCATTGTTCGTATCCTTACAACTTTTGCACCTGTAAGATCATTACCAGCAGTTGTTTGGTTTACTGTTAGTAATATTGCAGATATAGAAGGAGATCCCATATTACTTACAGTTAAAGTAGGACGAGGTAATTGTCCACGTTGATAAGCAAAACCTGTTGCCTGTACAGGAAATCTAAGATAATCATTACCATCCCATACAATTTTTCCATTAGCATTTAAGTTTGTACCGGCATGAAATCTATAAACAGTTGTCGCACCATGCAAACTATTATCTAAAGTCAATGTAAACAATTCAATAATTGCTGACGGATTTATTTTTTGTATATCACTAAAAACAGGATCAGTACTCATGCTGGCTCAAAAACTTCTCGAAATGTTGCATCAATATTTGCAAGAGTCGGAACATCAATAGTCTTTGTCCATTTATCACATATAAATTTACTAGATCCTGTTTTAGTAATTGACACGTTACCGCTAGTTGTTGCAGCACTAGCTGCTGTTATAACAAAAACATTTGCATTAGTAACTGAAGAAACTATATAAGTTCCGTCAGCAGAAGAACCAGAAGTAAAATTAACAACGATAGAATCCCCTGCAAATAGTCTATGATTTGTAATTGTAGTAATTATTGTTGTACTGCTCTGTGTGTAAGTTCCTGTCTTTGTGAAAGCTTCTCTAGGTGGTACATAATCAAAACTAGCCTTATCAAAAGCACGCTCTTGTAAAAAATAATCAATAGTATCAGCTTGTTCTTCAGTAATATTTTCCCAACGTAAATTATATTTTCTTGGATTTTGATGATTAGGTATGCCAAACATTAAACGATGTTCATATCCATCAGCAAAACGTACTACTTTGCCTATTGGTGCTTGATCTTTTTTTACGCTAAAAGAAGGTTCAATATCTGGAAAAGTAGCCATTAACTTAACAAACCTCCTGGTCTTTGTTGTGATATAAGTTCTGATTGTATAGCAGCAGCTAAAACTCTACCAAATTGTTCTGACTGTGCAGAATCACCTTGGACAGAACTACCAGAAGCGTCCACATTTACAACAATATTACCAACTCCTCCAGAACTTTGCACTCCAAGCTTTCCTCCTCTGCCTCGTTTTAATGGCATGATTGCTTCTGGGCCAGCCTCGCCCATAAGTCCCATTCCGTCTGCCATGGGAAATAGTGTGGGCTTTGAGACTATGCCCCCATACGCAAACTTAGAAATTTTATTACCAGCATCATATACATTTCCATTTGCATTACCTAAAACTTTATCAAACAATGAAAAACCACCTAAAAACTTCAGCATTGTTGCTCTCACAAGCATTCTGCTCATGTCTGCAATGATTGATCTTGCAAGATCACTGAAGTTTAATTTTCCTGTTTGTACAAACTTAACAAGAGCATCTTCCATACCTTTAAATGCACCAGCGACAGCATCTTGAGTTTGTTTACCAAAATCGCTAATAGTATCAAAATATTTTTTTGCACCTTGTTGAATATCATTTAGTGGTTTATCTCCAACACCTTCTCCTCCCTCCGTTTTGTCAGTTTTTTTAGATTTTACTAATGATCTAAGATAATCTTCTGGATTAGCTAGTGGGCCTACCCCAGAAGCTTTAGCTACACCTTGAAGATCTAACAATTCTTGTGTAAGTCTACTAAGTTTTATCCTCATATCCTCAAGTTCCTTATTTTCCATTTTTATTGATATAGGCCCACCAAGAACTCCACCTCCCATAGTTCCTCCAATATTTTTTCTACCTAATTTTAAAGTCTCTTGAATTTCTTTTATTTCTTCTTTAATACCTGATATTCTTAATCTATTTTGGAATTCAACTAAACTTTTAATAGCCGGATTTATAGATTTTACTATTTTTTCAAAAGTGGTTTGAAATTCTGCTCCAATAGGTCTTAATAATTTACCTACATTATCTCTAAGTTCAGTTAATTCTGTTCTTAATCTATCTCCAGCAGCTTCTGGCCCTTGTGCAAGTATTTTTGCATTTTCTCCATACGTTCCAAATAATTTTTTTGAAAATTTCATAAAATCATCAAGAGTCACTTTTCCTTGCTCTAAAGCTTTATCTAATTGTTTTGGATTCATCTCAAGGGATTCAGCAAACAAAGTAAATGCACCGGGTAATCTTTCTCCAAGTTGTTGTCTCAATTCTTCGGCTGATACTTTACCTTTCGAGAACACCTGGCTAGTCGCTCGCATGGCAGCTTTCATGTCTTCTAATGACCCGCCAGTACCTCTAATACCAGATGCAATAGCTAGAAATACTTCTTGTGCATCTTCTACAGATTGTCCAGCACCAACAACAGATGCAGTTAATGATGTAAATTGTCTTGTGATAACATCTTGTGGTATAGCTAAATCCTTAGATGTTTTTCTTAAAAATTCTTGTGATGCCGCATATTTATCACTATCTCCAATAACAAGTCTTAGAGCTTTTCTTTGTAATCCTAAAGCAGCAGAATATTCTGCAATTTCAGCAGCACCTCTTCTTACAATTGATACTTGCGCCCCTATTGCAGCGCCAACTACCGCACCGGCTGGACTGCCGCCAGAAGCAGCCAGACCAATACCAGCACCAATAGCGCCTTCTGGCCCTCCAAAAATACCACCAGCCGCTATAGCTCCAGCACCTTTTGCAAAACCTTTTAATTTACCCTTAAAACCAACAGTACCAGCACCAGCTTTCTTCATCTGTGCATCTAATTTTGCAATATCAGCAGTAAGTTGTTTAAATTCAACACTCGTAACATCAGCCATATTACGCAATCCATTCAAAGCATTTCTTTGTGCTTGCATTGCATTAAGACTATTTCTTGCACCAGCGCCTAATTTGTTAAATTCATTCTTTACTTTTGCAATTGAATCTTTAGATAAAGATTTAAAATCTCTATTTAATCTTGTTGTTTCACCACGAAGCCTTTTAAAAGCTTTTGCTACCTCACCTTCACCCTTCGTTAAAAAAGCAATATTAATTTGTGAGGTTTGTTTAGCCATTTATTTCTTTTCCTTATTAAGTTCTTTCAAGGCTGTATGTTCCATGATTTGTAGCTCTTCTAAAATTTTACGCCTATCTGTAATATTGTAAAGGTCAAACATACCACCTTGCATTAAAAGAACTTCATACTTTAATCCTACAAAACCTCCAAAAGAAGTACTCCATTGTGTCTGCATATTACAAAACATCATAACAGCATCCCAATTATCTTCATAGACTTCAAAATTATTTTTATCTTTTTTAGCTTTTTCGGTTGGCAGTTTTAGACCGAATGCTTTTGCGTCATCTTGCGTTTCATCAATAACTTCTTTACCAGAACCTAACCAGTAAAAAACTGCCTCTTTTAGTTTTTTACTTTTTCATCTACCAAAGATTTAGTATATGACTGAGATACTGCTCTTAGCCAATATGCATCCTCCATCATTTCTTTTAAGTTTTGGTTATTAAAGGGGATATCTTCTCCATCTTCTTCTTTCATATTTTCCCATCCAGCAAGCATCATTTTGAGCATTTCAAATTCTGTTTTATTTTCTGCTGCATCTTGATACTCGCTTACCTTTAATCTTTTAAAAATAGCAATAAATTCATTTTCTTCATATACCCCAGCATCAGTCTCACTAGGTTCGCGAACAACAACAGGCCATTTAAATGTTTTGTTCTTTTTTCTTACAAAAGTCATAAAGTGTAGAAATAAATATACTTCTACACTCTAGCTC